TCATTAAGTATGTCCCATATAATTCCATACTTCTTTAAACCAACCTCGCCCTTAATAAGTTTTTTACAGACTGGATTAGTACTTTCAATTTGAGTTAATGTTTTATCATTTAACTTTGTTATTGGGGTGCTATTGATCTTACGTATCTTTCCGCTCTCATCAAATACTATAAAGTAAGAACGTTTAACGTTTTGCTGTTGCTCTATAAGTGTCTCGGTGGCCATTAAAAATATCTTCCGTCATGAACTCTTGTTCTCCATAATATAAATTGGTAGCGACTGCAAAGTTTTGAATTTTTACTTTTGCTCCATAGCTGTTCCAAACATTTAGTCTATCAGTCCATTTGTCCCATTGCCCAATGTCGCCTGCCATTAATGTAGCTGGCATGTTAATTGTGTTTATAATGTTGTTATGCAATGCCGGCTGTTCAAATAATATTATTGTGTTTAATAAACTATACATTATGTCATTAACATATGTACTTGGGCGGTGTGCTTCTCCTATATAATGTGCAAAAATTTCTCTCCAGTTCTGCATATACACGTCAGCTAGTTTAAAAAATGCAAGTGCTAAATCCGTATCGTGTTTAAAGTAAAACATATGTGAGTATACTGTACTAAGTTTATATTCTTCTTCAAGTAATTTAAATGTTTTGTTTTCTAATTGTGTTCCTCTAAAATTAAATGATTGATTAAAAAAGTAAATATCATAATGGTCTTCCAAGTATTCCCAAATACTATCATGATTCTCTTTTACAAGACTTGCACAATCAATTACAATGTTATGTACATATGGAGTAGCCCAATATAATTGCCAATCATTTACTCTAGTAATATCGTTGCTAGGGTACGGCAAGTCGACCAAATAATCAAATGCTTCTTCGTAATGATGTGGTACACGATCAACATAGTTAGTTACTAATGTAACACTAGCATCTTTGTTATGTATCTTAATACTATATGCAAGAGCAGTGGCTTGTTCATATTCAAAGTCTTGCATAGCCAATATTACATAGCCTCTATCTTCCTTATCCATTTAATGTCTCCATTAACTTTGGAATTACTCTTTCAAATGCTCTCTTGTTCATAACATGTATATCTTGTTTACCTACTTTAACTAAAATGTTTTTCCATTCTTCTTTTTGATCATGTGCAATCATTATCCATTCATTAATATCATTTGCTTCTATAATATCATCTTTCTGACTCATGTTCACTATAGGAGTATCATCAAAGTTACCTAGAGATACTTGAGTTTCTTGCATACCGCCAAGTATATGCACTGCTATGCTTACACAATAGTCTGTACGGAATAACTTACTTGGAAAGTTATACAAGTACTGATAGAATTCATAGTTATCAGCTACGTGTGCCCACGTATCAAAAAATAATTTACTCCAATCACTACGATCAAAATAAACAACAGTACTCCACCACATTTTAATTCCTGCATCATATAAGAAACGTTCAGGTAACAGTGGTAGTTCGTTTCTAATAGTTAATGCATTATCAAACATACATACTGGATGGGTGCTGTCAAAGTATTTTAATAATGCATCTGTCTTTACAATATAATCAATGTCTAATAATAATGTTTGTTCAAATGGACTGTATTGATATATTTTATGTTTGTTACTGTTATTAAATTGTGCAGCGAATTCCGACCACGGGCTATCAAAGTGACGTCTGCGATTTTCTTTCAACTTATCATTAGTAATCACAATGTAATCAAACACTTCTTTAATAAGTTTTAAGGGTTGACTTTCGGTTAGCCAACTTTCAGAACCTTCATCTGTAATTAAACATACAGGCAAATGTAAATTTTTCTTAGCATACTTACCAGCGGTAAGTGCCATTTTTACATAGTCTAGTTGATCATTGTTATAGGCAAAGAAGCATACGCCCTTTGGTGCAAGAATTTCTCCCATTACCAATCCATTATTTTCTTAATGTTTCGTGCTTTCTTAAGTTTTTCGTTCTCAATATCAAATTCAGTAGTAGCACTTGTGTATGCATCTACAAGTTTTTCTAGTAAATCCTTTAAACTTTTTACTGTAATAGGATTGTTTTTACTATCAATAACAACAGAATTCTTATGTTTTAAGTCAATTAATGCCTTTACAAAAGCAATTGTTTCGTGATTAGCAATAAACACACCACCTAAGTGATGTACAATTTGTAATTGTGCAACTCTATTTCTAATATTTCTTTTTTGATTATTAATGGTTAAAGCATAATTACTAAACTCTAGTGCCTTCTCGAGTCTTTCGTCCATAGAATACTCCTTTATTATATATGTATATAATACACTATTTAGTCTTGTTTGTCAATGGGGTTTGTTAAATCTTAGTGAATTTTGATCCGCCGGTATTTTGCCATATAGTACCCGGGTCAGTTGATGCCCAATTTAATTGTTCACCATCTGGTGCATCTACAGGTGTCCATGGTTGTTCTTCTGTAACAGTAGGAGCATTTCTTTCTAAGAATTGATACATTGTACTGCCTACAGTCATAAATGATTTATTAGTATCTGCTGTTAATGGAGTAGTACTTGGTTGCACATATCCAGATTCTAATGTTATGGCTTGTGTAATAGCAAACGTATCATCAGCATCTTCAATTAGTATAACCTTAACATATACATTAAAAGTTCCACCTACTTCATCTGCTTTTAATTGTATTCTAATTCTTCTGCTGTTATACTCACTGTATATGTAAACATAGGCATTTTCGTTAGTTGGACTATCAAGATAACTAAAAACACCTGCATCTAGTATAGTATTGAATGCTGGTGTGGCTGAATATATTATTCCAGTATAAAATCCTTTATTAATACTACTTGTACCTATAACATCCCATTGTGTTTCACCTGCGTCATCATCAGTAACAACTCTACAAGTTTCAGCACCAATTCTAATGCTGTCAAATTGATTAAATATATCTTGCCATATTTGATTGGCGGCTGTTCCACCCGATGCCATTGTTAATTCAAAAGTAAGTTCACCACCACTATTAAAAAAGTATCTTGCTTCGTTATAATCTGTAAATGCAAATTTATGAACTACTTCTAGATCCTCTGTCCAAGATGCTGTGTTTGTTGATGTGACTTCTGCTAAACTTAAATTAATCCAGTCTACTTTGTATTTGTTTGTTGTTAAATTTTCTGCGTGAGTGCATACACTATTATATAATGTAGTTGGAATTTTGTCACCTACTGAAAAACTAGTAAGTACTATTAACCCTGCAAGACTTGGATCGTCTTCTTTATGATATCCACCTGCGTTTATTTGAGCAGTAATTTGATTAATATCACTAAGAGTTACTTTTGTTCCATTATAACTATTTGCTGAAGTAGATGCTATTGGAGTTGGAACAATTGTTGCTAATGATTGCCCCCAGCCAAATCTTCTATCAAGATTGTTACCTGTGGCATCGTTATGAGTATTAAATGCAAATGGGCCCGTTGAAGGGGTATTCCAAATCTCATTGTAGTAAGCAACAAGATCATTTAAGTGCTCGGCTTCAATTAGTTCGCCTGTGACAACTGGTAAAGGCTTTGTTAGCATTTACTTTACTCCGATTACTACTTCTATTATACCTTCGCCTGGAGTTGTTTTTGATTCAATCGCTCTGCCAACAATATGTTGATATGAAAATTCTTCAACAGCGTTTACTGATTGACCGTGTCCTGGAACGTCACTACTGATAATTCTATCACCCTTAGTAACTTCGCCGGTAACCTTACATGGTGTTCTGCCAAGTAATGCTACCCCAACCGTAGTTCCTGGCAATACACTATTCATTAATAATGCTGGGTCTGTAGTTACTACGCCAATAACATTATTGTCTAATGAATGTGTTGTTTGGGTAACTTCTTGTGAATCATCTGTGTTGTTTGTTAGGACAGTACCTGGAGCATATTCTATATCAGATGTATAAAGCTCTGCAACGTCAGCATATTGTGCAGTGGTTGCTGTTCCATGAAACTTCATTCCTCTTGTACTATCTGTACTTAAATTAATACCTGGTTTAATAGTTGCGTTATCCGCTGTACCTACTAAACCGTTATTTCTAAAGTAAGGTTCAATTGTTGTTTCAGATACATTAATAATCCAATCTGCATTATCTGAACTTGTTAAAGAAACATAAACACCATTTACTTTAGTTAATACTACAGTATGGTTTACGTTCAGAGTATCTTTTACTGTAGCTACTTTTGAATCTGAATCTATTCCTAACCATGCACCGTCATGTCTTATCTTTAATTGTTCTTCTGCTGGGTGCCACCATAGTTGACCTTCAATTGGATTAGATGGTTCTGTGTCACTTGCAAAATTTTCTAATAAGCTAACCGAGTTTTGTGCAATGTCTGCACCATATCCAACATGATACTTGCCCACTAAACTTAAACTAGTATCTGTTACGTTTACAGTATCATCAGCGATATTAAAACTTCCGCCATTATTAGTGCCTGTAACACCGTGTTTGCTAATTGTATATCCTGATGCCATAATTAAACTCCTGCTCTAATTCTTAGAGTATATAATATCTCTAATTTTCTGTTATTACTTTTTTGAATAGGATGGAATATTAAATGTGTTAAGTAAGTATCTGTATTAGTCATTAATGCAATTTCGTCAAATACAAAACTGTCTGCATCGTCAAAGTCTGATGCATTGTCTGTAGCTGGTCCTGTTGCGTCTGGCTCGTTGTAGTCTAATACAACCTTACACTCTAAATCTGAGTATGGTTGATTAGCGGCATTGTTAACAGTAAATGTAGTTACTGCTTTTTGTAATGGACTTACTGCCGGGTCAGCTCCTATTGTTGCTGGACTTGCGTTATACAATCCATCAACTGACTCACCTGATACTCTTGCATCTTTGTATGTCATATTTCCGTTTACGTCAATCTCAGTACCTCCATAACCAAACGCTAGTTTAGATATATAATATCCATTGCCAGTAGAGACATTTGTTTGATTAGCCATAGCTTTCGCTACAGCATATGCAAAGTTCTGAAAATTAATCGCGTTATATTTGTCAAGTAAAACTTCACCTGTATCAACATCTGTGATTACAACGTGTCCTTCTACTTTAACTATTGAGTTTTCGTTTAATGTTTTCATATTCCTATTCCTTATACACTATTTATGCTATTCATTAAATAATATTATAATTCTACACCCTTGCCTAATGATTGCAACTCTTGTGCCTGTGTTGAGCCTGGGCTGTTTAAAATTGTATCACTTAACGTGTTATACTGATAATGACTTGGATCATCATTAGCAAATGTAAGTTTTGAGTTAGTTACATTTATTATTGAGTCTCCTATACTTGCTATAACACTAAATGTTCCAGCAATCTCACGTTTTGTAATTCCTAATGTTGTAGCATCTGCTACAACGTATTCTATTAGCTCGCCGCCTATATAAGCAATACCAACACTATCAAATGCTGTTGTACTTGCTACACTTATAGTTGTGTCATCTAAATCTAGTGCGGCTGTTAATGTTGTTTCTTTTGCTTCTGTTAATGAATATGCATTTACATATCCATTATTATCTTGTACGTGTGCAAATGTTCTTGAAGTAGTTGCATGTGTACTACCTGAAGCATTTGTTTGTACGTTAATTCTTAATAATTCAAGTGGGCTAATTTCTACTAAACTATTTCTGTTATGCCCATCAACTGTATAGTTGAATAACTCAGGAGCTATAAAGTCAGGGCCACTGTATATATTTGTACCTTCACCTGTAATGTAATCATCATATGTTGTGCCCCAATCCGATGCACCTGCATATGTGTTGCCACCAAATACACCATCATATGCTTGTGGCTTAATAGTTATATTTGTTTTTGGATCCTCTGTTATTGTAAGGCCAACTTCATCTAAGTTAGTATGTTTTGTAAGTACTGTACTTGACTTAGTATGGAAAGGTTTAACTTCTTGTACGTATCCTATTACATTATTAATTTTACTCTTTGTATATTTTTTAGTAGTTGTATTAATTGCGTCAGCAAATTCTAATCTAATATATGTTGTTTTTCTAACCCAAGTTGTTTGTTCCATTGAACTTAATACATAGTGAATAACACTAAAGAAGAAAGTATTCATTTGATGTTTATTATAATGAACAAATATATCGTTGTTTAATGCATCTAGTAATGTTTCCCAATATTCAGCAATGTCTGCAAAATCCCACGGTGTAGAATCCCATACATTTCTATCCCATCCACCTACTGCGGATAATAGTGCCTCATCAAATTTAATTGTATTATTCTTTTTAAATACTAACTCCCACTTACTAGTTGATTCGTTGTATGCGTATATCTCACTTCTGTCAAGTTGATCAGTGTTATCAAATATATTTAATTTAGCTACTGAATGATAATCTTTATCTATAGTATCTAAATCTGAATATATTGTAATTGTTGTTGTATGATTAAGTGTTCCTGTATATGATTTTAATTCATAGTCTACCCAATTCCATAACAATGTAGGAAAGTTATTAGTTATAAATGTTCTATCCCATGTATGTTCAAATTCATCATTTAGATTAATATTTTTCAATTGAGTATTAAGTGTTACTATAGCATTTCTTCTGGCATCCGATAAATTATTAAACCATGTTTGACCAATAGTCATATCATCACCGTATCTATTAAACTTATGTAATGTTGAATATGGCAATGGTGTTTTACTACCATCTCTACCAGCAAAATTACGTTTCATAGCATTTATATAATACTCTGGAATTAAATCTGAATCTTTTGCAATAAGCATCCATTCGTTATGTGAGTTAAATTTATTACCTGCTTTATTAATTTGTAATACAGTATTTTTATCTTCTATATAATAATTAATATTATCAATGATAATTTCGTTTTCGCTTATAACTGCAAACCAACTAACACCACTTGCTGTTGGATTTTCAATCATACTAGCAACATCATATGCTGATAATGTTCTTGTATCTGACATTGTTGTTTTATCTTTAACCCAATAATAATATACATCATTATAAGATCCTGTTTGTCTATTATATTCTTTTTCTGTTGTATAGTAATATAATGTTTCTTTTGCAACATTATCGTAAACAGAGTATGCTTCACCAGTTGCTATTGTTCCAAACATTTCTGTTAAATTAGTTACTGCATCAGCATAATCATCTGGTGCTACACTTGATTTAATCCATTCCCAAACAACAATTTCTGCTCCTGGGTATAAGTATCCCCAAGCGGCTGTCTTATTAACCGACCCGCCTTGGTCGTAATCATAGTATCTTGCTTTACTTATATCCCACCATCTAGTTCCTATTTGTTCTTCACCCCATGCATTATCTAAGTCTACAAGATGATTAGTATCAGTTGATGTGGTATAAATTGCATTGTCAGAGAAATTAATATAATCTAAATTTTGTTGAGCTATACCAGGAATAATCTTTCTCATTGGATCCCATACTTCTAATTGCACTTTTGATTTATTTTCTTTATGATTATAAATTACTACACTGTCTATATCTTTATTAGTAGGCCTTGTTTTATTAATTCTAGTAGCAAGTGTTGTACCTTTTTTGTATACATATGTTCCTCTAACTGCATCTACATAACTAAGGAAAGTATATGCATCAGTTGGAATATTCCAACGTGCAAGACTCTCTGCACCTGTTATATTATTATATGTTACAGTACCATCTCCGTCTCTTTGATCTATGTTTGTAAATCTAGTAGTTACTAATGGCATAATTGATACTGCATTACCACAATGTTCAATGTACTCGTCTATATAAAATATTTGATTGTCGTTTGCATCTACTTTTGTTACTTTGTGTATTCCATCTATGTTTGGTGTAGTATCTGTGTTTAATAATTGTACCCAATCACCTACTTGTAATCCGTGTGGAAGGTTAGTTGTTATTTCAGCATCATTACCATCTTTACTTGAAGTACCTGCACATATACCACATGTAGTAGGATTTGATGAAGCCGCATTTTTAGCCGCACTTGGTAAACTATATAATGGTGTAGTAGTAAGTACTCCTGAAACATCTTGTCGTCTTTGTGTTACTTGAAGAACATTCCATCCCCAGAACTTTGTTTGTACTGCACCAGAAGAAGTAATTTCAAAATCACTATCGTCTGCTACTAGTATGTTATATAATGCTGGGTCGGCAGTTATTGCATCAAAGTAAGATGCATGATCGCTGTCCCATATATTATCAATATTACCTTCTGCCGCATATATAGTTCCTGTTTGTAATCCTGTTTGGCTATTAAAAGTAGTATCACCTAAAGTTAAACTTGCCGCAGTTGATGTTATTTTAATTGCGTTTCCAATTACAACAATACTAACATCTGTTATACTTGCCGCTGTAAGAGCCGCTTGTATATCTGCTACTGCTTCTGAATATGTTGCTGAGCGATTAGCTGAATATGTACTTACTGGATAACTTGCATCTAAACCTAATTTTGTTCTTGCTGTTCCAGATATTAATAATGGGGTTGATCCTGTTGCATCTGTTAATACAATATTACCACTAGCGACTGTTGCTGTTATATTTGTTGGAAGAACAGATGTATTATTAATCTGATCTCTAACTTCTTCTACAGTTAAATTAGTTGGAGTAAGTACTCCTTGTTGTGGTTGTGCTTTAACTATCTGTTGATTTATTGGAGTTGTAATGAATCCTAAATCGTTATTAGTTGAACCCGCTTCCAAGACTAATTCATTTTCTACATCAGTATCTTGATAACTTAATTGTAATACTTCAATAGTGCCTGCTGTTTCAAGTGATGCTGTTAAGTTTGCTATACCATAAGAATTAATACGATCTCTAATTTGTGTTGAACTCATCTGGTGTGGCGTGTGTACTAATGTTATAACAATAGCGGCACTATTTGCTGGTGCATTTACAAAAGTAATAATTTGCAAATTTTGTGTATAGTCTGTTGTTACATTTTGTGTTACACCGTTAACTGTTATACTGTCTACCATGTAAGTAGCACCCGACATTGTTTGTGCTATTGTAAATTGTGTTGTAGTTCCATCGCCTGTAAAGTTTTCAACTACGTTTGCTGGTGTTGTATCAAAATCAATTACTGTATTACTATCACCATTTGTACCATGTCTAATATTAATAGTAATGCTCTTGCCAGTTACATCAGTAAATGAAACAGGTCCTGCTTCACCAAGTATAACTGCTGGTCCTATTACTGTAGGTATACTTTCTTGTTTATTAAATGTAATTGTTTCACCTGCGATACTAAGAGTTTCGCTTTCTAAGAATGGAGTAAAAGATGAACCTGTAGCAACAATATCATTATATGCTAGATTTGTTTTCTCAATAGTAACTGTTGTTCCAGCAATGTTTGCTACTGTTCCGTATGTAAGTATTTGTTGATCTGTTGCTAATGGTGTTGTTACTTCTATAGCTGGTGCTACTACATCTAAGCCAGTAAAGTTTGTATTACATTTCCACAACTCACCTCTGAAACGTACTTGATCACCTTTTTTATAACTAACTATAGGGCTCCATGTAGGAATTATTGCATAATCAGCAGTACTGTCAAATACAGAACTTAATTTAGTTGAATTTAATACTCTATATTTTGTTTCAGTAGCTAGAGCCTCGCCTCCTGTAAGTATGTCAGAATTTGAATCTTCATAACTTAATGTATCAAATGTAATAGATTTATCATTAACAATTTTATCACTAGTTGCTACAATTACATTAGAATCTGTAGATGTTTTATCAAGGGTTATTACTTGAGGTGATGAATTAACATCGCTCGAAACTATTTCTATTTCAAGTGCATTATCAAAATCGTCATTACCTAAATGTGATTGCCTAAACATATATTGTTCGTATGCGGAAACTTTTGTTTCACTATTATGTAGTATATCACTTTTACCTATATGTTCTACTGCACCCTTTGTACCTTTTTCTTTTATCATACCTTGATGATAGTTTGTTAGTACGTTTTTATTAATACCTAAATTATCTAATAACAGTCCTTCTACATTTCCTATTGTTAAATCTTTTGCTTTTGAAAATGACTCATTAAAATGATCTACATCTGTTCTGTACATATCATCAATGCTTTGTACTGCACTGTCAAAGTTTTGTACAATGCTATCATTAAATACTAAGTAACCAGGTGCTTTCTTTTCACCTGTCCAATTTTGTGTTCTTTGTCCTTTTAATCGAAGTCGTTCTTGACTATTATTTTTAACGTCATCAAAAATATTTACTCCTAATGCTGTTTTGTTTTCAAATATAATAATATGTTCGTAATCTAAAACAGCACTGGTAACACTTCCTATAAATTCTTTATTTTTTGTTTCAATTGAAGTTGTTCCATCAGCACGTTTAATACCTAACTTGCTATTTTCTATTCTAGTAGAATCCGTTAATAAAATATCATTGCTATTATATTCTAATTGGTTATACTCATATACATGACCACTTGTTGGTTTAAATTTAATTTCTCTACCTATTTGTAAAATATATCCGTTATTAACTTCTGCACGTAATGCCCATGTAACAAAATCACTAGCAGAGCTGTCACCATCGTAAGCAGGTGTATACCCGCTTGTTTCCATCCAATTCCAATAGCCTCGTATAAAATTATACATGTCTTGTAGTTTTTCAAATTCTGCATCATACTCAACAATACTTGGTGTTGTAACAAATTTATTATATCGTCTTACTGTTTGCCCAGCAATAGTTTGTGTTGTATAATCTGTTGGGCTCACTAAGTTCGGTTCATAAAATTTAAACTCTCTAGTGTTATTATTAATACCTGCTACTTTATAACCAGTAAGTGTTTTTGTAATAACTAATAAACTTGCTGTAACTAGTTCTGTTACAGAACCTTCATACATGCTAACATTAAAATCAGCAATTCCTAATTCAAAGTCACCCACTACACTAGTTTCTGCAGATACATTTATTAAATGTTTACTAGTAAAACCGTTTAGTTTTGCTTGTAATTTAGTTGTTAAATTTTTATATAAGTCTTCTAAACTAACGTCAATGCTATTTCTAATTATATAGTTGTATTGTGCTTGTGCTATTCCATTTGCTGTAAATGGAACTTGTTTAAGTTTTATTGCAACATCTATAGGATTTAGTACTGAATCAGATCCAACATATGAAACAATTGGTTGCCCAGTAAAGTCTAGCCCACGTTCTATTAAACTAAGAACTTCTGCTGTTCCTGTACTTGCACTTGGTACAGTAAGTCTATATCTTGCTCTAGCAATAGTACTTTTGCTATCATCTAATATATTAAAATATCCTGTTTTTTCTAATGTGTTTGATGAGTTACTATTAAGTGTTAAACTCTCAATGCTGTTCTCATATATTTTTCCTGGAATTTTATAATCACCTGTTGCAGGCAATAATTTATTATAATGATTTGTATTTCTTATAATTGCGTTATGTTTGCCAATGACACCAGGTTGAAAAAAGTCTGTCCATGCTTTTGCAGGATTTAATTTTAATACTGCGTCTAGCATCATAGATTGACCAAATGCACTTAGTCTCCATTGTGCTTCTACAGGTCCCCAATCACCAAATACAAATTCTTTTTCTTTATCAATATTTGCTGGCATGCCTAATACTGTGCTAGGATCTTCCAGTGTGCCATCTGCTTTAACTGGACACTTAGTTGTAAAATCCCAAGAGTGTCTTGCATTTCTTATTACTTGTGTTGTATTGCTACTTGGATTTGAAATAATACCTTTACTCAATGCATTTAATAATGCTGTACGTTTAGTTGCATCTGTCCAACTATAATTTGCATCCCACCAAGTTGGCTTAAATGCGTAACCTAACATATGCCACGGAGTAATGTGTGGTGTGCATGTTCCAAATAAGTGTGTGTACGCACCCTTCCAATGTCCTGGTAATGTATTGCCTGTAAAGTGTCCACTAATTGTTATGGTGCTATAATTCCATGTAAATGGATCTGCGGCATCATAATAATTAGCTGTGTTTAGGCTTGTAATTTTATTAAGTCTTGCCCACTTGTAATAATGTTTTTCTACGTAATTATTTAAATCATTTAATTTAAACCATGTACCTACATGTTCAGTTGGTATGTATTCTACTGGAGAATTAAATCTATCTACTCCTTCACTCTCATCATTGTACATAGCATCTTCTTTAACTAGTCCAGCATATATACGTTTTTCCATTTCAAATATTACTGCATTAACAGGATCAAACGTTGCACCTGCTCCAATGTTTTCAATATCTTTGCCCGTTACATCTATTTGTTTACCATCATGTGTGTATAAAATGTTTCCATGTACTTGCGGCTCAACACCATATGCTAATCCAAGTTTAACCATACTAGGTGGAACATAAGATTCCTCGTCCATTTTAATATGATAAACTTCTACTTTAGGAGCTGTCTTAGCAGTGTCTAATGCGGCATAAGTAACATTTAATGTAACTGTATCACTTAGAAATGTATAATCTCTATCTTTTAAAAGAAGTTTTCTTACTTGTACGTCGCTACCATTGTTTTCTGTTAAGTAAACGTATACGTGATCTCTAATATTAGTATCACCGTTAAATGTAAATCTTGTTTTAAATGTTTTAGTAAAGTTTGCCGGGTCTGCATCTTCTAAATCAAATTCATGTTTATTAATTAAATCTGTATAAAGCATATTAGACGTGTTGTATAATTTACTTTTTTGTTTGTTTCTAAGAATTTCAGTTATTGCACTATCTGTTAATGCTTGTATAGTTGTAGTACCTAATGTATATAATCGTCTTGCTTGGGCACCTACTCTTGTTCTAAATGCATCAAACTCTTTTCCTTGCTCAACTAATGCTCCTGTAATTGTTAAATTGTTATTAGAATAATTAATATCATGCATTGCACTAATATTCTCATGCATAAAGATTGTGCCACCGTGGTGTGTTGTATGAGGTATACTAGCAAAATTATTATCACCAAGCATATTGCCATCGAACCCTGGCATTGCATTTAGTTTATCTGTCCAGTGGTTAATAGTTTCGCTCATTGTAAATGTTTCAATAGCTGTGTTGTTTGCGTTATGGATATGTACATCTGGTAAACTTATATTAGTTGTTTTATTTGCTAAGTCATTATTTCTCCAACTAAAGTCAACTAAGTCATTAATTGCAAATGCACTTTCGTCTATTGTAACAGTTGTTGCACCTATAGTTACTTTTGCTGGTTCTATGTTGTTACCGTTTACTGTAAGTTTGTAAAATGAATTATCCCATTGTTGAGTTACGATAAATGATTGTAATACTGTTGTTCCGCCTGCAACAATATCAAAATGAGTATTGTTACTAGATGCACTTGTTACTAAAGTTATTTTTTGTCCTGACCTTGCAAATGAAATTTCTGGTATAGATGTTGATTCAATATCTACACCATATGAAACAACTGTTAATGCTAATCCTGTTAAATTCTCAAATACAACTGTTTGGTTTTCACCTACTGTATATAGTTCTGCATTACCTGTGCGTGTTGTGTGAGTAGTTCCATTGTCATGAGCAATAGTAATAGAAACATCGTTGTCTATATTATGAATTAAATATGTTGATGTTGGTCTCCAGTTATTATATCCATATGGGATTGTTAATGGTGCATCTATTGCTTCTATTTTATATTGTGCATTTTCAAATGCACCTGCTATATTGCCAGCTGGTGTATATATAGTTTTTAGTACATTGTTCTGCTTAAATAAATTGTATCCTATTTGATCTTTTGAATAAGTTGCTTTTGAGTATTCTGCGTTTGAGTGATTAGTATAATACTTGTTAGTTAAAATAAAGTTTTCAAATTCATATTCAGCACCCTTTGGTGTATCTTTAAAACTTAATGGAAATCCTAGCTCTGTATCGTTTGTACCTGTTCCTACTTTGTAACCAAAAATCTTATCACCTGTAAATGACTTACCACAGCCACCGGCTAATGATTCACCTTCCATGTTATAAAACTTATATAAAGGATATTGATTGATTTTTATTTTTTGTTGTGCTAGTGTAATTGTACCATCAATACAATAACCATCTGCTTCTACCCATGAAGTATGTAAAGTAGATTTAATAGAGAACGTATCATTGTCTGTTAAATCTACTGAAGTATCTGTTCCTGATGCAACTGTATAAAGTTTGTAATCACTATTATCAATGTAAAGATACTTGTCACCTACTGTAGTTGGCTTAGCGTCTGCTTGTGCTAATCCGTGTACTGCTCCTAAGTATTGAACGCCTGTGTGTTCTGCTTGGTTCCATAAGTTTATACCAGCATTATATTCTATGATAGGCCTTTGTGCTTTTCTTTTAATATTTTTAATTTCAGTAAAATCGTAAGTAGGTATCAGGTCAACTAGTTTATTAATTGTACTAATATTAACCCAATGGTTAGCTCTACTCCATGCAGTTTGAAATGGGTCATCTTTTGTAATAACAATATAATCTTTTTGTGGGGTTACTGCATTGCCTTCATCATACATTAAATTATTGTCAGGTGATAATGTTTCATTTGCAGATATTATTTGGGCAGCTGTTGCCGCTGTTATTGCTATATCACCAGTAGTAGCATTAATTGTTATTGAAAATATATCAGTACTATTTGTTATACCACTGTGTACCCAACTGCCTGTAAATTTTACAAGCATATCACTAATAAGTTGTGTAGGATTAGATGTTAGTTGTGGGAAGTTAAACCCATCAAAAAATGGTAATCTTGGATTAGTATTATTGTAGTGTGTTACTAATTGCTCTGGTGACTCAACAGTGCCAGCATTATATCCATTGTAGTTTGTATTTAATTCTGCATTAAATAATACATTGTTATGCCACACACCATCATTGTTTTCTGAATGTTTTACTGTGTTGTTATATACTCTAACACCGTTCTCATCTATATATTCGTATAATTTATGTTTACCTGCCGAGCCTGCTACTATATATGTTTTGTTTAAAACACTTGCGTTCCATCCAGAACCAGTAAACTTAATAAGCATATTGTTCTCAACTGTAAATGTATTGTTATCATCTACTAGTTGTGACTTGCCGTTAGTTTGTATATCTGTTATTGGATTTTTAGCTGAACCTGTCCATATACTTTCGTATACAGGTAATTCTTCTACCCAACGATAGTTGGTATAGTTAACAAACTTATCAATATTAATTGGCGGATTAAAACTATATCTGTCTGAAGCATATGCCGCATTATAGTTATATGTGCTAAAGTTTGTATTAATAGAATTTGCAATATCATCAAATGTAATTGCATTAGTTAATTCTTTTTGTTTATTATATGAAACGACTGCAGGTTTTAATTGGCTTTTAGTTTCTTTTGTTTCTAAGTAGTCGTCACTTGCTAATGATACTTTTCCGTTTCTACTTCCAATGTAACCATCTATATTCTCAAGTGGTCCTTTAGAAACCATTTGATCAAGTGTACTATCTAACCAACTTTTATTAAGTTCTGTTTGAAAAACAGTAGGTAAGAAGTTACTAGATTTTACATTATTGACCGTTTGCTGTCCTGATCGTTTCTTAGCCATTTATTAACTTCCTGCTTTAATGTTTGCGTCTGTGATGTTTTCAATAATATCAATATCATCTACATCTACATCTGCTATAATAAGTTCATCTGTGTTTGGTGTATATTCAAACATATCACCAAATACACTACCTGCTCCTTGTGGTACAATAACAAAACTACTTAATACACCAGCGAGTTCTTTATGTACATATGCCGCTAGTTCTGTAAAGTAAAATGTTTCACCAAATTCCCAATTGCTTGATTCAAAGAAAGCATTTATAGCTGATACTGTTTTTGATTTTAAATCACTGTCAGTAATGTTCGAACCAAATAATTTAATTATTCTAAACCTTGCTTTAAGATGTGATTCTGCATGTGTTCCAAACATTGGTTTATACTTAACAGGTTTATAAACAATAGTATCACTTATTGCTTTTTTGCCATCAAGGCCAGCAAATTGTGTTCCTAGTTGATAACTAGTAGGTGGTGTAGGTTCTGTTATGATTACATCATTTAAGTAATTTTTATATTCTGTGTCATATGTTTTTGACAAAGCAAATACATCAATGATGTTTGTAAAGCTAGGGTCTACTACTTGATTGTCTGCGGCAATATGTTCCCATTGAAAGTTTACTGGAACATCAGCCGTAGCAAGTAATGTTGTTTTTCCTACGCCTACTACATCTCTAAATGTATCTGGATTATCTGGTCTAGCATCAGCATTGCCATCAATTAACGTTAGTCTGTAATCACTATAATTAACATAAACATTATAACCATATACGTAGAAAGTTCCTTTGTTAGTTATGTTTGTGCCATCTGAGCCTAACATAGTAATAATATCTCGTTTTGCTTTTTTAGTATATGTTCCTATCTCTAATTCATTTCTAATGTTTCCTAAGTTTACTTTAGAACTTTTAAATTTAATTCCTAGTGTTCTCAAGTAAATATTATATGATGTGTCTGCATAATTAAAATAAATAACCCAACTTGCATCTGCAGTATCAAAGTCTGTAGGGAAAGTAGTTGTCGCATTAAATACAGCAGGTGTTACATCTGCAACCCATGCTTTAGTTGCTGGGCTATACTTTATAGTAAATGATCTTTTTGCTTCTAACAGATCTGTAATTATTTCTTGTTCTCTAGTAGAAAACTTTTTAGATAATCCTGGATATACAATTTCAATAGTGCTACCAGTTGGTATTCCAACATCTAATACAATAGCACCCGTACCATCTGATTTTTTACCAGTTGGTTGTCCTGCATTACTTCCTGTACCTTCTATACCAAGTCCATGCCCAACTATGTCAACTACTTTTGCCCACTTAGTTGTAGTTACATTAGGAGTTACTGTTGTATCAATATGCTTAAATTTAATTAAGGCACCTGGTGTAATGTATTGTGTATAATCAGTTACTGTAGTACCTACTCGTTTAATAGCATTTGCTGGATCTGTAAAATAGCCATTTAAAATGTTACTTGCAGTAGTACTATCTGTGTTCCATGTATATGTAGATGATGCTTCTACAGTTTCCGTAGTGTCTGCAGAAAATCCAGTACCCGAATCAATTGTGCCATCAAAGTGACCAGCTGTAACTGCCAATGCTACAAAATGTTTTCTAAATCTTGTATAATATAAATTTACAAACTCATCATTATTTAAAATATCTTTTACATATTTCTCATATATTAACTTTGCATTTTCAGTTGATGCTGTTGCAGATTCTTCTAAGTTGTCAGCTGATCTTATTTCTGCATCGTTTCCTGTTAAATATAAATTACTGTATGTTCCTGTAGGATCGATAAATTTTGAATATCTGCTATGCCCACTGAATGTTCTATTAACACTTTTAATTTTTACAATACCTCCATTAGAATTTCCTAACATAGTATTATAGTCTTGTGCGGTAATCATTCTGTCTTGACTAGCATAGTTCTTCGGTGCGTTTTCTCTTATTTCATCTATAGTTTCATTTGAACTTGCTGTTGATACTGATTGTTTAAGTTGCATAGTAAATGCCGCTACATATGTGTTACCATCAAACCCAGTATAGTTTATTTGTATTTTTTTGCTTGTTAAATCATCTGGTCTTAAAACATATGTACTATTAGCACTTGTTCTATACCAAACTCTAATTGTATCTTTTGGAATATTACCAAAAGTACTATCAGGGAATAAAATTGATATTTTATTATCTTCTCTTGTTTTTACACTGAATATATCTCGTTCACCTGTTGCTAGATTATTATAAATTACATTACTATTAACATCTGTTACTTTTGTCCACTCTTTAACAATGCCACCTGTGCTATCAATATTCTGTACCCATACGTCTGTGTCATTTACATTTTTAGAAGTTACATCTAATGACATACTATCAATTGGGGTATCTATAGTAAAATCTTCATATTGTAATGTTCCTTGCTTAACGCCAAAGAAAAATCCAGTATTAACACTGTTTATACCCTTGCCATCATTTTTAAAATATATTCCAAAACTTCCTGCAGAGTCTGGAGATTTTTCTGCAAATGATTTTGTAGTATTATCATAGTCACTGCTTATAACATTAAATGTAGATGAAGAACCTAATACTGCTCCATTAACATCAAATTTAAATTGATTAGGATTGTTATTAAGATCATAAAATTCTGTTGTTATGTTATTAATTACTACTGATTTTTTTGGACTACCATAATGATTACTATTTTGTAAAACTGAATTCATTATAGTAATAAAATCATCTAAGTTACTTACATTGTTTGAAACTTCATATTTAATATCAGTTCCACCTAAACTTGTTCCATCGCTTCCAATAATATTTTCGTTTGTTTTAACACTTACTACTTTTAGCTCGCCATACGCTGGCACATTACGTCTTGGCTGATAACCTAAAAATTCTGCTAATTTGTAAACTGATTCTTGTCGTTCTGATGTACTTAAAAAATTATTCCTAGCATTCATATCTACTCTATATGCTAAGTTGTGCCCAAATTGTGCGACTACATCGAGTAGTGAAACAAATTCAGCTGATTCTATCCAGTCATTGTAGTTTTCTGGATAATTATTGCGTACATAGTCAACCATTGCAGTTCTAATAGTATCATAATCAAATGCTTGAAAGTTTGCATTAATGTATGATTCATAAATTACTGTAAAGTCCTCTGCCGCAAAAAGTTTATTTTGTCTTGATTTCTGTGCCATAATTAAAACTCTTCGTTTTCTGTGAATTCTTTATCGAATTTAATCTGCAACTCGGTCGCAGTTGTTGTTGGTAAGTAAGTTAATTTTACATTAACTGTTACCGAATGGGCATCATGTACAACATTTATAGTTGAATCAGATATTTCAAACCTAGGATCATAACTTATTACGTTATAAACCTCTTCGTTGATGCTATCTTGTGTTTCTTGATCTAACGGTTGAAATACATATAATTCTAAGTCGCACCCAAACGTAGGGTCTGACCATTTCTCACCTTTACGGATTTTAAAATGATTTAACAGATCCTGTTTGGCTAATTCTAAGCCACTCAGACTCTTACTTGTGTAAGGTTGGTCTAATGTTGTATATCCAAATATATTGCTCATACAACTATTTATGCAAAAGATTAACTATGTAGTTTATGATTGGATTATTATGAATTAACTGAGTTCGTTTGCTAGAAGTCTCTTTCTACTTTCAGTCATATTAGGTAAGAATCTTTTTGTTTCTGCGTAATAAACATACTCTGCTTGTTTCGTTTGTTCATCATTTAATTGATTAGTACTATAATCTTTTATAAGAGTTCGTATACCTTCTTCTTTAATATAAGATCTATTTTTATATGTTCCATAGTCACCTAATATTAATATTTTTGCTTCTACTTGCCTAGTAAGCCTATCGGCACCACTAAGTGTTAATGCAGTGGCCACATGTTCCCATTGTCTATTAGAAATAAATTCTAATATTTCAAATTGTCTGTTTTTAGTACCAACATGAGTAAATGATCCTGTATCTACATATAAACTTAACATTGCATCATATTGTGATTGTGATAATGTAGTTAATGGAAGTTGTTTTTTAAAACTTCTTTCTTTGTCTTTAAATTCTTCTAACCAGTTTGTATAAGATTCTGCTTCAGTTAATCCTTTACTAGTTAAACCTACTGTTCCTTTATATCCAATAACTGAATTCTTTGCATAGCCTAACCATCTAGTACTTCTAATTTTAAAATTAATTAATTTATCACTTGCTTCGTGTTCAGACAAGTTTATTAATGTTTTAACCGCTGTACTGTCAATTACGGTAAACAATCCATAATCTATTAGATTTTTACTATCAACAGTTGATTGTAAACTAAAACTTGGCATTATGATGTGTTCCCTTTTCCTGCTGTAAATGTTTCTTCTACTCCACTAACTCCTTGCCACGGATGATGTTCGGGTACTCTACTTGCTATACTAGTCTTTACACTAGTGTTTGATATTTGATTTTGTACTGTAGGTTTTGTTGCAGTACCTGGTTCAGGGCCGTTCATATCTATTCTAGTACCTTTAGAAATTATGTTTCCTGCTACTAGTAAATTATAATTAGCATCTGCTTGTAAATTTATATCTAACGCACTATATACATCAACACCAGCTACACTTGTTTCTAATTTTATTCCTTCACCGCCTGAGCTTTTTATATTGACTCCAATTTCAGCCTGCATATTAATACTGCCTTTAGCATGTACATTGTAATCACCTTCTGTGTGCATGTTTATACCTGACTGACTGTAAACATCTATGTGTCCTGCAATATCCATTTCAACCCAAGCACTGCCTTGTTGGTTTGTAATAAAAATAAAACCATTACTATCGTCCATTAATATTTGAGCACCACCTTTGGTTCTCAATCTAATATTGTTACTGGTACCATTAGCATCACCATCGTCCATTGTAAGAACATGCCCTTGTCGTGTTGTAATTCCAAAAACTTTACTAGGTGATTCTCTTCTTGCACTACTTTGGCTGTGTCCTCTAACATAGTCAAGACTTAGTCCTTGTTGATTTAATATCGCTTGAAAGTATTCATCTAGTGGTTTGGTGTCGGCATCATTTATATCGTGTGGATTTTTCTCTACGGCAGTTCCTAAACTTGTTTGATCATTAGCATAAACTTGTCCACTTGCTTTACCACCCATCATTGCATTTCTGTCTTTGGCTATTAGAGAACCAATTACAATACCTTGCTCCATGCTACCAGTATATGCTATAACAACATTTGTTCCTATTTCTGGTGGCTGTGGCCATAGACCATAACTTACTGGTGCCTGTGCTTCTTTTTTTACATCTTTACCGCTATCTTGAATTTTTGTATGCCCACCATATGGTGTAACTAATAAACAAATCCTCTCAGAAGTTTTTGCACCAAACTCTGATATGCGTACAGTTATTCTGCCTGTATATAAACTATCAGTATTATTAATAACTTCACCAACATATATTCCACTAAGGTTGTTGATACCTATTTCACTACTTTGTTTGCCTCTGTTTGAAACATGTACACCGTCGTGTTTTATTAATCCTGCCATATTATACTCCTGATAGTTCTATTATGCTCGGTAACAATAAAGACGTATTTGAATTAACATCTTTGTATCCGTTTAATGTTTGGGTGAATCGTCCACCTTGAAATCTACTTTCTACTGTAGTTAATTTATATATTCCTGTACTAATTGGATCAATTTCACCTTTAACTTGTTCAGTTAATAACTTATCAGCATTAGGGTTAAACTGTAAGAACGTTATAAGTGCATCTTGTTTAGCATAGTCTGGTTTCTCTAACTTTCCTTTTATTACTGCCTGCATGTTGCCCATCCAATGTGGATCACCTTTAATTTCTATAGAAACATTTAATGCATCATATTCTCTCTTAGCCATGTCTTGTAATCTACGTGCTAGTGCTGAGTTTTCATTTAAATTATATTCATTTACTTGCGCCTTTTCAGCTGAATCTGTTTTTGCAACACCACCTACTACTGGATTAAAATATCCCAATTCAACAGATGATTGTTTTATATCTGATAGATATATAGAATCTGTTATTTGAGTTGGCGTAAATTGCTGTTTACCTTCTGAAGTTTTACCTGCTACAAATGTAGCCGCCCCTGGTTGATCTAATACAAAGAATAAATTTTGTACATCTAATTGATAATTTATTACTTCTGTGTTTAAACCTGTATACAAATATGTGTAACTTTTTTCAATAGGTAATGTTTTAAATCTATCTACTTGGTGTTTTGTATCATTTAATTTTTTATTTCCTTCAGCTATACTAGCGTCGTATGTTGTATCACCATATCCTATTTTAATAGTATATACAATTAATGTTGGTTCCACGTTACCATAGTTTTCTTTTTTTGTACCTGGTGGATATTTTACTTCACTTTCAACTACTATATGAGGCGTTAATCCAAACTTGTTTGCTTCAATTACCCATTCGCTCCAAGCAGTACAATTATTAGATATTGTTTTTTGAAGCCACATACCGATGTTAGTTTCTCTTTCAACTGTAACTGTATTTGTGTCTTTATAATCATTGTGTAAACCTTGTCCAGTTCTAGAACTGGTTGCTTGGTCTGTTGTGCCTGAAAAAGGTTTTGATGGCAAATGAAACCAAGATAACGGATTTCCTTTAATTTTTCTTTCTGTACCTGGTTTTGCATATGAAGTTTTTTTATCAAAATTTATTTCTATTTGTTTAGGTGCTGGCATTCCATTTCTTTGGTCCATTGGACTCATAAGACTTAACTGTCCATCATTATATTCTTTTTCAAATCCTTTAACAAAATCTTCTACTGTTCTAATGTTTTCTATAGTAACATCAGAATCTAATACCCCTTCTGTCTGTGCGTGTTTAAGAGAAGACCATGCAATAATATTATATCGTGTTCCTTCTGGTCCTGTAGTACTCCTTATTTGATTAAACTTAACTGGATATAAGTATACACCAGGAAATGGAACACTTGCACTAGTTACTGGATCTCTTCCTTTAAATTCTAATTTTAATATAAAGTTTTGTGAATATAAGTTAGATGGTTTGCCAAGATTTTTACCAGCAGTTAGAATTCTATCCATAAATGTAAATCCTAAAGTTTCAAATAAATCAAATTGTATTATACCAGGAGTAGCATTACCATGTTTTTGTCCTGGTGTGATTGTTGCTAACGACATAAAATTGTCTAAACTAAATTCAGCGTCTACTCCTTGTTTAGCAACAATAAATGCTTGTTTGTTGTTTAAGGCCGCATCATCATTTCCTATTAAGTTAGGATCATTCCAGATTTCATTGCTTACAAGATATAATGTCCAAAGATATGTTGGACTATCAACTAAACTTAACCAATTAGGAGAAACAGTGTTTTTTAAAGTAGTTAGATTTCTTATTTCTCTAATTTCTTTAACTGTTGATGTTCCTGTTGTATCTTCGAATGCCATGTTATGAGAACCTTATAGGAACTGATATTTTTAAGCCTGTTTTAAAATCTACAATAGGATCTGCTAATTCGTCTTGATTAAATAAAGCAAACACCCACCATAATTTTGCGTTACCATACAAGTCGTATGCTAACAGATCTGGTTTCTCATTATATTTTTCTTCTAGTATTAATAGTTTAGTTGCTGTATTAGCTATATCAATACTGTTAACATCTAATACATCTAAATATTGTTTATTAATGATTTTTGTATCTCTGTATAAACTGTCTGTTCTGTAATTTGCCATATTATATAAATCCGTCTGGGTTGCCATCATTTAATGCAATTCCACTTGCATATGTTCTTATGTTGAACCGATCTTTAACTGCTTTTGGTGGAAGTTGAGGTACTAGTTCTACTGATACTAGTGATAATGTAGGAACGGCAATCATTTCACCGTTTCCTGCTTTAACTTCTACGTAGTCTGTGTCTTCTGGTAATGTGTATGTAAAGTTTCTAATAACACACGGAACGTTTGAGGCATGTACTGAGCCATAACAACTAAACTTTAATATTGGTGGTGGAGTACCTGCTGTAGCTCCTGCTTGTGAACCAAAATCAGATTTCATACATGATTTAAAAAAATGTAATGACGCCGCTGTATATGCCGCTTCTTCTGCTGTATTAGAAGGAAACAATGCTGTTATTGATATAGGCGGATTTGGTGTGTTAATATAATAATTTTGTTGATATATTGATCCAGTCACATCATATGTTCCATAGTTAGCACTATGTGACATTTGAATAGTAGGTGTTAAAGGAAACACTACACCACCGTCATTACTAAGTGGGTTTAATATACTTTGCTCATGAGTTAATCTACCAGAACCTAAGAAAAATGGTTTACCTTTTTCTTTCATTAGTAATTTTGCTTTGTTTGTTACGCCTGCCATTATGTTAATCTCTCCTCAATAAAACGATAAACTTGTTCGTCAAATTTGCCAAAAAACTTTGTAAATGCTTGTTGTTTCTCTTTTTCGTCCATTGTTTTAGCCATTGTTGCACGGAAATCACTTGCACTCATTCCACCTTGCATAAGTGGTGCTACATATACGTAGCCTCGTTCTTGTGCTGTAGGAACTAATTCATTCATATCGGTTGGTAATTTATGTAAGAACCCTTCACCACCTGTAGCAAGTCTATTAGCATCTTTTTCACCATACACAAGTATTTGTGCAGTAGTTTCTGGGTCTTTACCTGCCGCTGCCATGTCTGGTCTATATGGATTAGTTTTAATAATCTTATCACCGGGTATATTGAACATCTTATTCATGATACTTGCCTTTTCATCAAATGTAAAAGGATCACTACCGTAGTCGCCCTGTGAGTGTGCTTTCACAGCTTTTTGGCTAAATGTTGTGGCGATAAATACATTATCAGCACCAAACTTTTGGATTAGATGTTTATAAACATCGTGATGTCCTTGGTGCATAGGTTGAAAACGACCGCCATAAAATACAGCTATGTTGTCTACGCCCTCTTTTAAAACATGTTCAATTAACATAATTACTTCTCCGTTCGTAGTATTTATCAATTTAAAAAAACAGGTTGACACAGACATGGCATATGCCGTATAATACTAATTACATAAAGGAACTTTCACATTATGACAACCAAAAAGAAAACTTTTTACTTAACAAATAAAGATTTGTTAAGAGAAATACATAATAGTAAAATGACGTATTGTTGGACTAAAGATGATAATTATACACATTTTGATCTTATTGTAACCGGATTTGAAGAAATAACAAAAGAAGCAATTGCAGAAGCAAAACAAAACAGAGCAACAAGATTACAAAAGTTAGCACACCAAGTTGAAGTAGGACGATGGGAGCAAGGTTTAACAGGAAAGAAAACTAAACCAAGAGCTGCAGATTTTGCAGTTGATATTGATACTATTAAAGATGATGACATTGTAGTACGTGTAATGACATTTGATCATATACCAGAAGAAAATAGAAAAAATAAACCAAAATCAGAAGCAGATTTACATAGTAAATGTAATTTTCCTCCATTTAAACATTATGCAATGCAGAATGGCAAATGGAATGAAGTAGTTAGAAGCCATTGGGAAGGTGGAAAAGATAACGGTCATTTTAATGTTCATCATGGACAAACAACAGATTCTTTAGCAAAAATGTATATTAAACTATGCGAACGTTATAGTATGCGAGGTAACTGGCGTGGATACACATATGTAGATGAGATGCGTGGGCAGGCGTTGTTACAACTTGCACAAATTGGCTTACAATTTAATGAACTTAAGAGTCAAAACCCATTTGCTTATTATACTGCGGCAATTAATAATAGTTTTACAAGAGTTTTAAACTTAGAAAAACGTAGTCAAAATATTAGAGATGACTTACTAGAAGAAGAAGGGCTAAATCCAAGTAGCACTAGAACATTTAATGCAGAATGGGAAGCTCATCTTAGAAGTGAAGAAAAAAAGAAACTAGAAAATCCTACGTTAAAAGTAACAACATACGAAATTCCCGACGAAGAAACTGAAGAAACAGGAGAGTAAATGTTTTTTGACAAAGCAGTGATCTTTACTGATATTCACTTTGGCATGAAGAATAACAGTAGATATCATAACCAGGATTGTGAAGATTTTATCATATGGATGATTGCTGAAGCTCATAAAAGAGGCATTAAAAAATGTTTCTTCTTAGGAGATTGGCATCACAATCGTGCTAGTATCAATGTTAGCACACTAAATTATACCACTAGTAACTTACGAAGACTTAATGAGAACTTTGATGAGATTATAATGATCACTGGTAATCATGATTTATATTATCGTGAAAAGCGTGAGATTCATAGTTTATCAATGATTGAGGACTTCAAAAAAATTAGAATGGTAAACAAGGAAATGCTTATTGAAGATGGCGTAGCATTTATTCCTTGGCTATGTGATGACGAATGGAAAAAGTTAAAACAAATTGAATGTAAATTTATGTTTGGTCATTTTGAATTGCCAGACTTTTATATGAATGCCCTTGTACAAATGCCAGACACAGGAGGTCTTAAAGCAGAAGACTTATCAAAACCTGAGATGGTTTTTAGTGGACACTTTCATAAAAGACAAAAACGTGGCAATGTAATTTACCCAGGCAATTGTTTCCCACATAACTATGCTGATACATGGGACGACGACAGAGGATGCATGTTTTTAGATTGGGATGGCAATATAGAATATCTAGCATGGCCAGATGCTCCTAAGTATAGAACTTTAACATTAAGTAAATTAATAGATAACCCAGACAAATACTTATCTAATAAAACACATTGCCGTGTTACATTAGATGTTGGTATTACATACGAAGAAGCAAACTTTATTAAAGAAACATTTATTAAACAATACAACTTACGTGAGATTGCTCTTATGCCTAGCAAAAAAGAAGAACATACACAAGACTGGAATAAAGGAGTTGATATCCAAGTAGAAAACGTAGATAGCATTGTACTGTCGCAACTTAACTCAGTACAAAGTGATACTATTAAAAAGCAACTACTAGTAGATATTTACAGAGGACTAACAACATAAATGCTAATAATTAAAAATATCACCGTAAAGAACTTTATGAGTGTGGGCAATGTCACACAGGCTGTTCACTTTGATGATGCTGGGCTAACACTTGTATTAGGTAATAACTTAGATTTAGGTGGTGATGGCTCACGTAATGGTACAGGTAAGACGACAATTATTAATGCATTAAGTTATGCATTGTTTGGCAGTGCATTATACAGTATTAAAAAAGATAACTTAGTTAATAAAACTAATAATAAAAATATGATGGTCACTGTTGATTTTGAAATAGACAGTGTAAATTATCGTATTGAGCGTGGACGCAAACCCAATGTATTTAAATATCTAGTTAATGACGTAGATAGCAATGACGACGGCATTACAGATGAAATGCAAGGACAAGGCAGAGAAAGCCAACACGTAATTGAACAAACACTTGGTATGACTCATAATATGTTTAAGCATATTATTGCACTGAATACATACACTGAACCATTTTTAAGTATGAGAGCAAATGATCAACGTGACATGATTGAGCAATTGTTAGGAATTACTAAACTTAGTGAGAAGGCTGATATACTTAAAGAACTATTAAAAAATACTAAAGACAGAATAACTGAAGAAACATATAGACTTAAAGGAGTAGAAGATGCAAACGAACGTATTAATAATAGTATTAAAGATCTTGAACGTAGAGAAAAGACATGGGCTTCACAACTAGAAGGACGTATTCAAGAATATACTAGTGAGATACAAGCATTAGAACATATTGACATTGATAAAGAAATAAAAGCACACGAAGAGTTTGCTGAATTTAATGAAAAGAAAGGCCAAATAGATACTTTAAATGCTGAAATAGCTAGACTTACAAGTAGTTCTGAACGTGAACAGAAACGTTTAGATAAGGCACAAGAAGATTTAACTGCTACATTAGAACATAAATGTTATGCATGTGGACAAGATATTCATGACGAACAACATGATAAAATAGTTTCTCAAAAAACAGAACTTGTAAATGAAAGTCAAACTCAAATTACTGAAGAGAACGAATTAATTGAATCGTACACAAATGCAATTACTGCCATTGGTGAAATTGGAAATGCTCCCACAATTGAATATAATACCTTACAAGAAGCATATAAGCATCAAAGTAAAATAGATAAGTTACAATCATCAATGACTAATGCCGCAAACGAAACTAATCCGTATATAGAACAAATTGATGTTTTAAAAAATACAGGATTACAAGATGTAGATTGGGAAGAAGTAAATACACTTGAAGAATTAAGAGAACATCAAGACTTTTTATTAAAACTATTAACTAACAAAGATAGTTTTATTCGTAAAAAGATTATTGAACAAAACTTACAATTTTTAAACACACGTTTAGAATATTATATTACACGACTAGGTTTACCGCATGAAGTAGAATTTCAAAGTGACTTAACTGTAACTATTACACAACTTGGTCAAGATTTAGATTTTGATAATTTATCAAGGGGAGAACGTAATAGACTTATACTTGGACTTAGTTGGGCATTCCGTGATGTATTTGAAAGTATGAATCATCCTATTAACTTTGTTTGTATAGACGAACTTGTTGATAGTGGTATGGACACAGTTGGTGTTGATAGTGCATTAGGTGTGTTAAAGAAATTTGAACGTGATAGAAATAAGAATATTTTACTTATTTCACACAGAGATGAATTAGTAGGTAGAGTTAGCAGAGTGCTACAAGTTACTAAAGAAAATGGCTTCACTACATTTGACACTGAAGTAGAAGTAATTGATGCGTAATACATATAACAAACAAGAAGAATTAGAATTACACGAAAAATGGACTTATGTATTATTACATGCACCGGAAACAATAAAAAAGGACGAACTAGGTATAGATACTTTAGACTTGATTAGGAAAACAATAAATGAATGGGTCAAAGAAGAATAATTGTCCATGGACATATAAAAATAAAATAGTCAATGAATTACCTAATGATTGCGAAGGATTTGTATATGTAATTACAAATCTTACTAACAATAAAAAATACATAGGTAAAAAACTAGCAAGATTTAAAACAACTAAGCCACCACTTAAAGGTAAAAAGAATAAAAGACGTGGATATAAAGAAAGTGATTGGCAAGACTATTGGGGGTCATCAGATCATTTAAACGCAGATGTCCTAACACTTGGTTCAAATAAATTTACTAGAGAAATTTTACATTATTGTCCTAGTAAAGGTGTATTAAGTTACATGGAAGCAAAAGAACAATTTGACCGTAGAGTATTAGAAACCGATGAATACTATAACGGCATTATTAACGTAAGGGTGGGTAGTTCAAAAATTCTTACGGAACACTTAAAGAAAGGTTGACAACGTATTAAATTTTTGTTATTATAACAAAAGTAGCGTTTTAACTTTATTATCAGCTAATAATTAAAGCATAAGATAACTAATAGTGTAAAACCAAAACTCATACAGACTTAAAGTCCGGCTCCAACTCAAATACAATTTTAGGCTAATAAAAACTAACATAGGCTACAAGGCCCTGATTGGTCGAGATTCGCTCGACTCACCTTGAGGTTACTTCATTGTGACCAGAACTGGTGTGCCTATAAGTCAATGCACTGATTTGACAAATCAAAATGATCAAGCTCTCCTGACAATTTGGAACTTGAGGACAACCCAAAGTTGATACTATGGCAATGGGTGTTTCTGCGTTATAAAGCAGTATGTAATAAGGGTACCGCGTAACCGCCCTTCCTAGGTGCTAAACTAGGTTTACTATAGTATCTGTGGGTAGAGTTCTATGTCAAGAACAATTTACACTTGGCCTGTATAAGGCTAAGTGTGAATAAAGCATCTTGTCAAGTAGTCATTTAAATTCAATATAAATTAACATAAATAAGTGTATAAAGCGTAAGCAACAACAACGAGCAAAGCGATTAGCTTTGCGAAGTTGATGATGTCGAAGACATCAATTATATCAGGAAAACATATACATGACGTTGGACGAATTTCGGATTAAATTTTTAAAGTTTGCAGAAGAATCAGTTGAGCCTTTAAAGGATGATGGATATCCTATATGTCCGTATGCAAAAAGTGCAAGAATTAAAAATGCATTACAGTTTGTTGATGCACGTGACAATGTTCTGGCTTTAGAATCATTTGACCATGTTAAGTACCAAATGGCTATTTGTTGGTTGGGTGATGTAGATGATATGTCTTTTATAGAAAAGACTTGTGCAGAGCTTAGAGAAAAACATCCTCACTTATTATATTTTACTAGTACAAGAACAAGTGGACATTTTGTAAAGAACTTTACTGACTGTGTGTTTGTTCAAAGAAAAAGCGATTTACATGAAAAACGTAAACATTTACACAAAAACACCACATATTATGACAGTTGGCCAGAAGATTATTATAATTTAATAACAGGCCACTAACGTCTATTACCTTTTCTTGCTTTATTAATTTCCTCAACACGACTATTCATACGTTCTATTAAGAGTTTAATACTGCTCACAGGCATTTGCAGAATGTCTTTATAACTAACCGCACCTTCACTACGAATAACTACATCTAAGTAGCTACCTTCTGTAGTTTCTAAATCCTTATTATACTGTTCAACTAATTTTACAATGTCTTCGGGTTGACGAGAAGCTATCAACCCCCGAAAAAATTTGCGACGTCTAAGTCCACACCAGTCTTCCAACTATGTCCACAGTCTTGACAATTGGCAGCAAATTTAGTTTCTAAGCCACTTTCGCTTAGTTCCTCTATTTTAGTTCTGATTACTTCGTAATCATTTTTAGTAATATTTTGTAGCCATTCTTTAATAGTATCTTTATCTGTGATAACATCAGTGTCTTTACCTTGTACACTTACAATACTATTAGTAATTAAACTAACAGTAAGTTCTGCAATTTCAACAAATGTTTTTCCAAAAAGATCTTGTCTTTCAGCATCTTCTAGTTTCTCACTAGCCAATCCTTGTATCATTTTGTTTTGTTTAATTTGTTGAACTTGTAACATAGTTCTATCGTTTAATGTGTATGGATTACAAATAATTTTAAAATCACTTGGTAATGTTACACTTTGCTCAATTGTGCCAGTTTTTGCGTTTGATAACATTATATTTGCATCTAATTGCAATTGATTATCAAACTCACACTTAGGACATTTAACATCGATGTCTATATTTTTTCCATAACTTGCTTGTCTAATACCTACTAAGATTACAAGTAAGTCGCTTACTGGCATTGTTTCTGGTTCAACAATATCAGGGCAACAACTTTTAATCAAACTAATTGTGGCTTCTCCGTTAAACAAAGCATCTGGGGTTTTAGTAATAAGTTCATCCCTTGCTGTCATAGCATATACTGCCAGTTCATTATCTATGCTAAGTTTTGGCTTCTTCTTGTAGAATTTACCGCCACTTGGCAATGGAATATATAAAGCAGGCTTTCTATATGCTTGAATTAATGGGTTTGTCATGTTTTGTATTTCTCCAATTATATACGTATATTATGATTTCCATAAATAGTAGTAACGTATATACAATAGTATTTATCTGAATTAAAATACCACTTAATAAAGCATTATGGACCAACAACAAATAGACCTAATTTATCAACAGTATCCTTGGGCAACTGAGATTACATTAGAAAAAGTAAGCTCTAGCATGACCATAAACAATTCTACTATGGCCATGATTGCGGCTGTGCTAGGTAAAAAAGATGCGGCGTCTATAAGAGCATTAAGTGCTGACGCAGAAGAAGCAGAAGATCTAGTTACAGCATCCGGTGAAGCTACTGTAAAAGCCACAAAAGTAGCAGGCGGTGCAATGAATGTAATAATGAAAAGCAGTGATCCTGTTAATGCTACCGCTGAATTAGCACACGAGGCAGCAAAGATTATGGCAAATGCTGGTATAGGTGTGTCAAACATGGGAGCAGGAATGGGAAAATGGGCTTCGGGTCTTAAAATGGTGGCAAGACATGCAGGTACTCCACTTGTAGTAGCAACAGGTATGGGTATAATTTTTGCAAAGTTATTAACCGAGCAAGAAAAACAAGCTAGACAGTTAATAGACTTTGGTGCAGTAGTAAGTGATGTAGATCATTGGACTAACTTAAGATTTGCAACTAGAGATTTAGGAATGGGACTAAAAGACTTTACTGATTTAATGGCAGAGTCTAAACCGTTTCTTGTTCAAGCAGAAGAAAATTTATTCGAAGGTGCTTTAAGATTAGCAGAGTTTGCAAAAGAAATTGATCAAGACAAAACATTTAGAGACTTTGGAATGGGAATACAAGACCAAACTAGATTCATTGCTCAAGAAATACAAACATTATATCAGCTAGGAGAATTAACTTCCATGAATGAAGTTGGTAGAAAAAGAGTAATCGATTCATATAGATCAGCAAATAACCTTGCATTATTTACTGGTGATGTTTTTGGAATGCAAAGAGAAGAAGCATTAAGATTAAGAGATGAGGCAAGGAATAATGTTGATTTAAGGGTTGGGTTGTTGCAAAATAAAGCATTTATTGAAAAAACATATGGCGAACAGGCTAGTAAAAACATTTCAGACGCAACCGGTCTTGTTAGAGTATTAAATGAACAATTATTTGGTGCAGATTTTGCTGGAGCCATGGAAAGTGTCATAACAGGATTCGTGGGTGATATTAGTTTTGATCAGACAGCGGCAAATAATATAAGCAAAACAATGATAGAAACTTTACAAGGTGCTCCAGGTGCGTCAGAAGCACTTATTGATCTTGTTGAAAAAATAGGTACAGGGCAATTTAAAACTGAAGCAGAAACAGTAGATGCTTATAAGAAGTTTTTTAAATTAATAAGAGATGTACCATTTAAAGTAACAGCAGGTGATCCTAACCTTGAAGCACTTAACGCATTACTTGCATCAGCTAAAACAGCGGCAGGTGCTGAAGAGTTTTTAATGTCAGACACAGATACATTAACATCAGGTTATTATGCAAATCTTGCTGATAATGCAGATACTAGTATAGAAGTAATGAATAATATGGCAATTGCATTCCAAGAAATGCAAGAGCTATTAACACCTGGATTTGGTAGCATGGCAACTGGATTTAGAACGTTATCTGGAAGTTTGATGAGATTTGGTAGAGGCGTAAGCAAACTTTTTCATGGTGACGAACAAGGTGATAATAGATTTGAAACTTTTTGGGAAGAACACAGAGCTTCAATACATGACAAAAGGTTATCACAAATAAATGAAGGTAATGTTGTATCTAATGTCCAAATAGTTGAGATGCAAATTAAACAAATGAGAGAATCTACAGATGAGTTACAAGCAATATTAGATGCTAAAGATGGAATGGCACCTGATTGGACAGATCCTGAAACTGGTGAAGTTATTGAGGGAGAAAAAATTACAGATGAACAAAGACAAAACTTAGAGAACTTATTAATGGATCAACAAGATGAATTAAATGAATTATTATCATACCAAGAAAAGTTACAAGCAAAGAAAGTTGAATTATTAGGAAAAGAGGAGGCAACAGTTGAATAATGGCTGATAAAACAAATCAAATACCAATTTCAGATGATTTAATACTTCAGGTACCAGCTTGGGCAAGTGAAACAACAATGGAAGCATTGGCAATGCAATCAAAGAATGCAGTTTCTCTTACTAAAGAAATGTTAGGTGATGTTAAAAAGAACACTAAGTTAGATGATGAAATTATAGAAGCAGTAGAAAAGAATTTACAAATTGGAGTAAAAAATTCTAAGGCAAATGAAGAAAATGCAAAAGGTAGATCAAGTTTATTATTAAAAGGTGCACAGCAAATAAAAGACACTGCTACTTTCTTTGGTGATTCAGAGAAGCCATTAACTAGTATGGTTAGTGCAACTGAAGATATAGTAAAGAAACTTAAAGGAGCGTCAGGCAAATTAGACAAAAGTACAGCGGCACAAATTCCATTTGCTAAGATGATGACAAAGACTTTGGGACAAGTAGCCAACGTAGCAGTAGATATTGGACTAGCATGGGCAGGTTGGAATGCAGCCAAGTTTGAACAGTTTGCTGAAGTACAAAAAATGATGATAGACTCCGGTGCTATTGTATATGACACTGCTGATGTATTTGATCAATTATATAAAGACAGTTTTCAAGCAGGTATAACGTATAAAAGTTTTGCATCAATTATTAGTAATTTTGGTGGAACAATGGTAGGCATAGGCGGAGATGTATCTCGAGGTGCTCAAGCATATATAGGAATGTTTAAAAGACTTTCTGATAATTCAGAAATATTAGGTGACTTGGGTATGTCAAACGTAGATTTAATGAATGCTTATGCAGGTTATATAGAAACGCAACGTATAACAGGACAGTTAGATAAACAACTAGTAGGAGAAGGTGAAGCACTTGAGGCTAGTTTTAAATCATTAGTACTTGAATCAGGAGCAATAGCAAACTTAACAGCACTTACTAGAGGTGAGACAATGGCAAAAATGTTAGGTGCATTGTCAGACACAAACTTAGCGGCAGGACTTGCGGCAATAGAAGATCAAGGATTAGAAAAAACAGCAGACGTAGTTGAATCTCTTGCAAAACAAATTTCTCTATTTTCAGATGTTGGACCATCTGATTTATTGGGACAAGTACAAACAGCAATGAATAATGCAACAGCTCAGTTTTCTCACAATATGGGTAATTTTGATATTATACAAGTATTACGTGCAATGGATGGTGAAGCAGTAGGTGCTTTAGAAGTAGCACTTCCTGGATTACTTACAAAAATTAATGAAACAGTTCAAGATGCAGAAACTACAGGTGGTAAATTATCTGAAACTTTTTTAATAGATATATTAGCAACATATGATAGAGAAAGATTAGCGGCCGTTGCCGCAGGTAATCAAGGTATTGGTAGAGTACAGAGTTTGCAAAATAGTTTATACTTAATAATGCAAAACTTTGGTAAGTTAGAAGGCGTAAATATGGAAGAACAAAAAAAGATTCAAGCAAAAATGCAAGAAGCAAGTGGTAAATCAACTGTAGCAATGAATGATATGTCAAAAATGTTTCTAACAGCCCAAGAGTTTATTACATATCCTATGCAAGATATGGGTGAGAAGTTGGAATTTGTAACTGGATTATTAGCTGATGGTTCAGATTGGTTAAATGGTTTATTTAATGATTATAAAGAAGATAGCGATGCTACAGTAGAATCTAAAGATAATACAGTAAATTCTAGTAAAAATGACACATCTAAAGTGTCAGCTACGACTGTTTTAGAAAATGTAGCTGATTTACCAGCAAATGCAACTGAAAAAGACCTTCCAATGTTGAAAGAAAGGTTGACAACTCTTACAAATCCTAATATAATAACTAATACTCCTAGGGATTTTTCTGGTGCGGTAGGAAACGCAAAGAAAAGGCAAATAGAGGAACAGATAAGATTAACAAAATTAATGATAACATCACTTGAAAAAGAAATTCAAATAAAAGAGAATATTCAGTTTAGCAAAGAAGCCAGAATTGCAATGGGTTACATAAACGGTTAAACAATAGATAAATACAAATAGAATGAGGCAAAACACACTATGAGTTGGAAAAAACACTTTACAAGATATAATCCAATGGATGGAACAAGCGGATCAGCGAATACCAGCCGTTGGCAGAGTTGGCTACCAGAGGTATACTCGGGCCAACCAAACCGTATTGAACGTTACACACAATATGATCAAATGGATCAAGACAGTGAAATTAATGCGGCACTTGATACAATTGCAGAATTTAGTACACAATTACATCCAGAATCTAATATACCATTTGAAATTCAATATAAAACAAATCCAACTGATTCAGAAGTAACTGCATTAGAAACTACATTAAAACAATGGGTTAACATTAATAACTTTGAACGTAGAATTTTTTCTATGTTTAGATCTTGCATTAAATATGGAGATCAATTTTTTATTAGAGATCCAGAAACATATAAACTTATTGCGGTACAATCCGGTGATGTAGTAAAAACAATTGTCAATGAAAGCGAAGGCAGAAGAATTGATCAATACGTTATTAAAAATATTGCACTTAACTTACAAGAGTTAGTAGCAACAGATACTAAAAAACATCAAGATGCTACAGCAGTTAATCCTACAACAGGTTATACAGTAGGAAAAGGAAATGCAGGTATTGTAACACCAAACTCATCAGGTATGAATTCAGAATTTGCAGTAGACTCTACGCATGTAGTACATGTTAGTTTATCAGATGGAATGAATAGTAACTGGCCATTTGGTGATAGTATTTTAGAACCTGTATTTAAAGTTTATAAACAAAAAGAATTATTAGAAGATAGTATTATTATCTATCGTGTACAAAGAGCACCTGAAAGACGTGTGTTCTATATTGACGTAGGTAATATGCCAGCACACAAAGCAATGGGCTTTGTTGAAAGAGTTAAAAACGAGGTA